CTAAAAACATATTGTTTATCGCTGGTGGCGCATTCGTTGGACTGAAAGACATTCTAAAGAATAGAAAAAAGGGCAGTACTATTGGATTTGGTGCTGAAATTAATGCAAGCGAAGAAGCCAAGCTGAACGAAGTTACCCCTGACGATTTGACTAGATTCGGTATGATTCCTGAGTTTATTGGTCGTTTCACTACTACAGTGACATTGGAAGACCTAAACAAAGAACAATTGTTGCGTGTTCTTACTGAAATCAAAAACAACTATATCAGTCAGTATCAATATCTGTTTGGTCTAGACAGTGTAAACCTTGTATTCAACGATGAATCATTAGATCAAATAGCCGAAAACTGTTTGAAACTAAAGACTGGTGCACGTGGGTTACACACTGAAATCGAAAAGGTCCTGATGCCTCACATGTACAATCTCAGAAACTATAGCAAAAATGATGTTAAAGAGATAAATATTACACGGGAACTAGTTTTGGAACCCAAAGCACTATTATGAATATACGAGGAAGAAAAGTTATTGTTCAAGACGGGAACGTAGACAAAGCATTACGCAAATTCAAAAAGAAGATTAGCGAAGATGGTCTACTACAAGAATTGCAAGAAAGGCAATTCTATACCAAGCCCACTGTCAAAAAGAAACTTGCTAAGTCTCAAGCTAAAAGACGTTGGCAGAAACATTTGAACTCTCAACAACTTCCAAAGAAGTTATTCTGACCCTAAATACTAGAATTTTTTGCGTGTTTTTGATATAATAAATACGTGTGTAGATGCTCATGGTGAGGTCTACTTATAGTCATCTTGCTTAATAAAGGAGAAAACAAATGACAAACCTATCCCTTCGTTCCCTAGACATTCCGTCTATTCACAAATTCGCAGTTGGTTTTGACAACATGTTTGATGAAATCATGCGAACAACAGCCCAAACTACTAACTATCCGCCCTACAATGTTGTGAAACATGGTGAGGATAAGTTCGCCATTGAGTTGGCAGTAGCAGGGTTCAAAGACGGTGACATTGAAGTTACAGTTGAAAACAACCAACTCAGTGTTAAGGGCGATAAGGCAATCGAACTCAATGAAGGTGCAGAATATCTACACCGCGGAATCAGTGCCCGTAGTTTCGCAAGAACTTGGACACTTGCAGACCACGTTGAGGTCACAGGTGCTACTGTTCAAGATGGTATTCTTACTATCAGTCTAGAACGTATCGTTCCGGAAGAAAAGAAGCCCAAGAAGATTGCTATTAACTTCACTAAATAATATAATAGCAGTGTGCGGTAATCACGCCGCACACTTTTCTAAAGAGAATTAAAATGGCAAAAACAGATACTAAAGTCAAAATCAAACCTAACACTGGTCTTCAGGAACCACCGCTATTCAAAATCATCTACATCAATGATGATGTGACGACTATGGAATTTGTAGTGAATTCACTGGTAGATTACTTTGATTATTCCACTGACACTGCAATGAATCTAACAAAAGATATCCATGAAGAAGGAAGTGCTGTAGTTGCTATTCTGCCCTACGAAATTGCAGAACAAAAGGGCATTGAGGTAACACTTGAAGCGAGGACACAAGGGTATCCTCTTCAAGTTAAAGTAGAAGCTGAGGCCTAAATCTCAACGTCAATTCTTTTAGCCCAATAGGGGTTTCTCTTATAATAGGGGTTGCATAGATAGTTGATATCATCGATTTTGGTATCAACTATTTTTTCATATGAGCCATATGCCCAATGAGAAACTTTGGATTCTGAATCTGCCATCAATGTCATCGACAACTCAGGCAAGATTTTTGCATCCGGTGGCACTTCACCAAAGTATAGTTTTTCGCTGGGTACACCGTTCGTCAATATCATTATCTTTTTAACGTCCAGATGTTTTTGTAATCGTTCGATAGAGCCTTTTAGATATACCAAATCTTCAAAACGACTGATCTTGTGAGTTTCTTCAAAGTCAGCGTTTTTCTCTCCACCGTACCATCCAGGACACCCTAATATGGCAACACCATCAATGATAACCACATGATGATGTAATAGTGCTACGTTGCGTATCTTTTTACAGACACGTGCGATTTCTTTAATTCTTTTATCATAGTCCTCTATACCCTGGAATTCTAGTGAACCCGGGGTATAGAAAACTCCCTGATAAAACCTAGACAAGTGAGCTAAGACTAAAGAAACCGTTCTAAGATCGGAACTGATGTTCCCTGCTATTACGCAGTATAGACTGGTTGCTTTGTTTTCCCAGTTGAAACTATCATTAGGAGATAGGTTCAGATCACTTATTAAGTCAAACCCAATTTTCATCTATTATTTAGCGACGGTCATTTTGGGTGCTTTTTTGGCACGTGGCTTAGCCGGCGCTTTTTCAGCTTTAGGCTTTGCTGGTGCTTTAGGCTTAGTAGTCTTTTTAGCAGCCGGCTTTGCGGCCTTTTCTGCTACAGGTTGTGCGACTGGGGCCGCCTCAACGACTGGCTCAGGGGCCTTTTCAACAACTGTTTCGACTTTTACAGCCTCTACTACAGGTGGATTATCCACTTTGTAGGGTGCTTCATTAGTTGCTTCTTTTACTAGTTCCTTGTCACGGAAAAAGAAGAACCAGATAGCGACGGCTGCTACAGCCAATATAATAACTAATTCCATTGTAATCTCCTAAAAAATAGTTAACATACTATTTACTATAGCTATATTGCGAGTATTTTTTTATGTAAATAAGAGTATGCCTAAGTCCAGTACACTTCTACAGATGATGTCCGAGGATTTGCCCAATAGAACATTCCAGAAGAGATTGCGCTATAGGACAAGTCAGAAAGAGGTATTGGCGTTGTTCAAGATCATCAATAAAGAGATTTTCAACAACAAACTGCCCGTCCCCAGGATAGAAGTTATGAGCAATTGCAGAACGTATTGGGGATTATGTCAGGCAAACTCATTCGTATTACATGCTGACAAATCAATTTCCAACTGTACTATCAGACTGATGGACAAATGGTTTTGTAAACAGTGGTTGATAACTACACTAGCCCATGAAATGTGTCATCAATATCAATGGGATGTGATAGGTTATCAGCGAGTAAAAGAAGGCCGTGCACCTCTTATGAGTCACGGTCCCAGCTTTTTTGTGTATAGAGATAAATTGGCTAAACACGGGATATCATTGAAAAGATCGCATGGAATGCGTAGATGGTTTCGACATCAAAACTTGTTTAAATGTTGAAATGCATAAATACTAGACTATGCGTGAATTAATCGATATCATTACCCTTCTAGAAGCCAAGTCTGATGACAATCTCAACGTTATCAGAAAAACCATCATTGACCTATTGAAAACTACCGATGAGGGATCTGTCCTAAATCAAGTATTGAAAGTACTGCAAGCCGGCAACATCGATGAACGTGTTGCAAAGGTTGTTGGTACTGACAAAGATGCTAAACAGTTTTTAGGTCAGATTACTGATGCCATCATCAAGAGTGATGCTAGCATTGAACAGAAAAATGCATTTTTGGAACAATTCCCTAAAGGTATTTTGAATGTAAAAATGCTAGTAGATGGATTACCGCACACATTCGAAGAATTAGTTGGTCCAGGTTTCCCTACTGAGTTGTTCGTTGACTTGAGCAAGCGGCTAACATCACAGGGTGTAGGCCCAGGTGAAGTAGCATTAGCAGTTTATAGTCCACAAATTAAGTGGAGCGGCCGCGAAGTTGGTGGCGGCGATGTGCTTATCAATGGCAAACCAGTTGAAGTTAAGACTAGAGTAAGTTCCGGTGGTCGCTGGTTAAACGCACGTAAAGCAAATATGAACTTACCGGCTATCAAACAAGCAATCGAAGAAGCTAGTGGTTTCGAAATACCTGCACGTTTAAGTGTGGATAACTGGGTCAATGTATACAGACCAAATATCGATCCTAAAAACTTACCTAAAGTTGCACAAACAATCGCAGATGGTATCTTTAATGGCGTGAACAATTCAGCGTACAAAAATATGTTGATGAAGGGTGATGTGTCAGATATTATTGACGAACATCTACGTACTGGCTTTGAGAACTACAAGAAACTATCAGGCTTTGAAGGTTTGTTGTTGATGGATTTGCCTACTGAAACATCACAATACTTCACTGATTATGATGAAATGCAAGGTCTAATCAAAAACGATGCAGTATATCTTTTTGCTCCCGAATCCGAAATGATGCCAAAAGTAGCATTGTCCGGTGGCGGTGGCAAGGGTGGTTCGAGTAAATCAGGTAGCGAACCAGAAAGTCTAGCCGAACCATCTTCCAAAGCCAGCGAAAAATCATTCAACAACGCCGCGGCCCAACTTGCAGGTGGACCACGTGTTAGTGCTAAATCAAAAACAGCAAGCGCAAAAACGGGTGACGTAGGGCGCAAAAAGCGTTGACATTTCATAGACTTCCTGTATAATAGTAATTATTTTACAAAGGAAGTTTATGAGTCTAGTCCCTATTGTTTTGGAACAAACATCACGTGGTGAGCGTAGTTACGATATCTACAGCCGTTTATTGCGTGACCGTGTAATTTTGCTTGAGGGTGAAGTACATGACCAAATGGCAAACTTGATTGTTGCCCAATTACTATTCCTTGAATCAGAAAACCCAGATAAGGACATCAGTCTCTACATCAACAGCCCCGGTGGTAGTGTCACTGCTGGTATGGCAATCTACGACACAATGCAATTCATCAAACCTGACATTCAGACTATCGTTATGGGTCAGGCATGCTCTATGGGCAGTTTGCTTGCACAAGCAGGTAGTCCAGGTAAGCGTGTAATGTTGCCTAATGCACGACACATGATTCACCAACCCAGTGGTGGCGCACGTGGTATGCAAAGTGACATTGAGATTTCTTACAAGGAAATCACTTACCTGAAGAAACGACTGACTGAAATCTATGTCAAGCATAATAGTGCAGGCAAGACATATGAAGAATTTGAACGAGATATGGACCGTGACAAATTTATGAGTGCTGAGGAAGCACTTGCATACGGTTTGATTGACAAAATCCTCGAAAATCGCGGTTGACAATAAATTCAAAGCATAGTATACTAAGACATTATTGGAGATACTATGCCTTGGATTCAAAACATCAGTTTGGGTGACGTTCGCAAGGGGTTGCATATCAACCCCGGCGAGAACGCCATGCTCATTCAAATCGTTGACCCACCTGGTGACTTCCCTACTCCCAAGTACAACTTCAAGGAAGTCCACCAGTTTCAATTCCTTGACGTTGAAGAAGGTGATTTTGTCTTGGACGAGGAAATGCGTTGCAGTCAAGAGCAAGCCAACCAACTTGTTGCACTTTTGCAACATGCATTGGAAAAGCGAATGAACGTGATTGTCCATTGCGTTGCCGGTGTCTGCCGTAGCGGTGCTGTCTGTGAGGTCGGCGTCATGCTTGGCTTTGATGACACCGAAGTCTTCCGTAGCCCTAATCTGTTGGTCAAGCACCGCATGATGAAGGCACTAGGTTGGACTTATGATGCTGATGAACCGCACACTATCAACGGTGTGCCGTTTGAGTACGATGAACTTGGCAACAAGAAAATTTGGGTTCCTCCTCAAAAAGAGGATAATTGGGATTGACAATAAATCAATTTGGGCATACAATACATGTATTGATTAATTAAAGGAGTCAAGAATGGTTTCGAAATCTACCCAAATTATTCGTAAACTAGCAGGCGACAAAGCTACCATCTTCAACGACAAGTTGGCAGATGGTCGCCGTAGCTATAAAGTTTGGGGTTGGGACTATCTTGACTATGAAAAAGCATGGGCTTATCTGGTGCAAGGCGGAATTAAGTCGGAAGTAGTATATGCCCGGGCATACTGGTGCCAGCGCAGGGCCGATGTAGTTCAAAATGTCCGAATCCACGTAGGTTGACAATAAATTAATTTGGGCATATACTACATGTATTGATTAATTAAAGGAGCTTGCAATGTTCGAATCTGAAAAAGAATACAAACCCGCAGGTCAATGGGCTTGGTTTGCTGAACGTGATGCCCGTATGCGTAGTGCAGTCAATAGTACTACCTTTTCTGATGCACAAAAACTGAAGGCCGAGCGAGTCAAATTGGCTCTGGAAATGGTCTACAGTGCTGAAAAAGTATTCATTGAGTACCGCAAAAAATTCATTAGTGTGAAAGTACACAAAGCACAGGTTCGTGACCGCAAAGGGCTGATCCTGTTGGAAACTTGCTACCAAAACGAAGGTTTGGAAAAGGTCAAAACTGCTCAGGGCGTGACTTACCGAATCATCAAGGCTTGACAATAATTGGATTTGGGTTTACAATACTTGTATTGACACTGACACACAGGAGAAAACATGTCAACGATTCAGGAAATCAATTCGACCATCATCGGTGGTGCTTTCACGAACGAACAACTGGATTCTATCTCAATGGCAATCAAGTTTGCCCGTAATCAACTTGCTACTAAAAACAAGTTTACTTTCCGAGCAGGTTCTAAGGTCAAATTCGTGTCTAGCCGTGATGGTCAAACTGTTTTTGGTGATGTGACAAAGGTCAATCGAAAATTCATCATTGTCCGTTCCGGCATGACCAACTGGCGAGTGCCCGCTAACATGCTGTCTGCCGCATAATTGTTCAACCCAAAGGTTGACAATAAATGGGTTTGGGTATATAATACATACATAGACAGTTAACTAAAGGACAACGAAATGGCTTATTTCAATCAAGAACGCAAAGCACAAAAAGCTCCTGCAATCAAGGCTATCCTGAAAAAGTATGGCGTCAAGGGTTCGCTTGCTGTGCGTAATCACATGACTTTCGTCCTGAACATCAAGTCGGGTTCTATTGACTTTATTGGTAATTACAACAAAGTAGTCGGTAACAATCCCCGTTTTATGGCCGATCCCTTGGGTTTTCGTAAGGCAGAGGGTTCTATTGATGTGAACCCATACTGGTACAAAGAACACTTTGACGGCAAGGCACTTTCTTTCCTGCAGGAAGTGTTGACCGTGATGAACGGTGGCAATCACGACAATTCGGATATCCAAACTGACTACTTTGATGTGGGTTGGTACGTGGATGTGAACATTGGTTCTTGGAACAAGCCCTACACTGTTACTATCTAAGGAGGTCAAAATGAATACTTACAAGGTTATGGTTCGTTGGAGTGATGAACCCGGTTCTGGTTTCAGTTACTCTTATATCAATGCCGACAACCCGTTTGCGGCAATTCAAATGGCAAGGTCCATGTATGGTAGGCTGTTGATTTCGGAATCTGCTATTCCGGTTTAATGACATTCGGGCAAATTTATGGTTGACAGTTATTACGCCCGGTGTTACAATGATAACTGTCGAATGACAAACTTTTTATCAACCCTAGTCTAACAGTAAGGAAACTATAATGGCTAATCAAACTTTCAAAGTTGTCGGTATTACTACTCATGGCGATTCTACAAAGGTTCGCTTCACAGATGATATGGTTCGCCGTATCAAACAATTCAGTAAAGGTGGCGCAACCCGCGTTGACTTCATTGAGTTGCCCACTGAGATGACCAAACTTGAAGCACTCAAGTATATGGCAAGTCATGCTGACTTCCAATCCCCTGCCGATCAGGCAACTATCGCTGACTGTATCACCGATCGTGAGAAGGAAGCTAATAAGGGCACTGTCAAGGTCAAGGCTACTAAAGCTAAGCCTAGCGTTGAAGCTATCAAGGCACGTGCTAAGAAGAAAGAAGCAGTTACCGCAACTGAGTTGCACAACGTAGATCCTGCCTAAAGTCGATGCAGTGGGCAGGGTAACCTGCCTGTTGCCATTCTATGAGATATACTAAACTCACAGGTGTTATTGATCGTAGGCTTTTTGATCCTACAAAGAAGGAAGACTTGCTTGAACTCAAGTACTTCATGATTAATGGCAAATGGAAAAAGGGTTGTCCATTCTATCAAGAATACCCTTGGGAAGATATACCGGCAATGTGTAAGGACAAATACACTGCACATCAGTTAGCGAAGCTAAAATAAAAAAGCCCCGAAAGGGGCTTTTCGTTGGGCACTTCAAACAGTTAAGCGTTTGGTGCTTTTATGACGATAAACTTGATGACCGGAGACTCCGATGCAGTTACAAATGAATCTAAGTTTCTAACTGTAAATACAGCCTGAGTATTTGATGATACAAATGCCATTGGCAAGTATGTACCTGCACTGCCGGCATATGTAGTACAAATAATCATATCACCAACTACTAGTTGGTTGTTTGTTACTGTAAAGAAATCTACTTGACCGGCAGTCATTGAAGTCGCAAATAATGTAATTTCTCCAGACAATGCATTTATTGTCACTGATGTGCTTCTAGATGTAAGTTGAGTAACACTAGCACCTGATGCGTAACCAATCTTACCTGATGCAGTAATAGTATTACCAACTACAAGATTTTCTACAGTAAGACGATTCTGTGCAGGATTGTAAGTAATGTTAGCAGTTCCATCAGGTGCCTTAATACCAAGATTTCCAGATTTTGATACTACCATTGCTGGTATATATTCTTGATTCAAAATTACATTTGAAACTGCTACAGTATTAGCAAGTGTTGCTTCCGCTACTGCTCCTGAGACATTTGCGCCAGCAAGATTAGTTAGTCCTGCTCCATTACCAGAAATCAATCCTGTAGTAGTGATTGTGTTAGAACCAAATGATCCCAATAAAGATACAACATTACTGTCACCGTAACTACTATTGGCATCTGCGGCAAATGTGCCATCTCCTCTGAGTACATTAGATACATTACCGTCTAAGTTTACTGAAACAATGTTGCCAAATGCGGCTGTGCTGTTAGCAAATTTAATTGCTACTGTGTTGCCGGGCAGTGTTAAGTTACCAGTATTATCAAATGTCCAAGTATATGCGGCATTAGAAGTACTGATAGTGACATTAGCAATGTCTACGGTAACATTTGCTTTTAATGTATCG